TAGTTAAAGAAGAAAAGGCTCTATTAATTGCTCAGCAAAGTGAAGACGTGACAGTAATGTCTGATACTTTAAAGGGTATTATTGAATCATGCGCTAAAAATAAAATAGATGTTGAATCACTTGCAACATTTGATATTGAGTATATCTTCTGCCAAATTAGAGCAAAGTCAGTTGGAGAAACCGTTGACCTAATGTTCTATTGCGACACATGTGAAAATGATCCTAAAGCTGCAGTCAAATTAAATATCGACATTACAAAGATTGATGTAGAGTTTGATCCAGATCACAGTAAAAAGATTCCTCTATTTGACGATGTTGGCATCATCATGAAGTATCCTGGAATTAATATGCTAAGCAAATTAGCAGCGCTGAGTGATAGTAATGATGGTGACGTCAATAGTGTTATTGAAGTAATGGCACAGTCTATTGATATGATTTATAGTGGCGACGAAATTCATCATGGGAAAGATACTAAATTAGAAGAGATGGTAGAATTCGTAAACAATCTAACATCAGAACAATTTACTAAGATGAAAGATTTCTTTGAGTCTATGCCTAAGTACCAGCACAGAGTAGAATATAAGTGTCCGGTGTGTTCATTAGATCATAAAAAAATATTGTCAGGCATCTCAAATTTTTTCTAATTAATCTCTCTCATGAAACTGCATACAATCACTATAAAACAAATTTTGCATTGATGCAGCATCATAAATATAGTTTAGAAGATCTAAATAATATGATACCCTATGAGAGAGAAGTTTATGTACATCTGCTTAAAGAGCACTTAAAAGAAGAAAAACAAAGGTTACAAAGCTAATGAATACCACAACATCACCAGATGGCATCAACATCTTAGAAATGTTTCGTAATAAAAAAACGAAAGACGAAAAAGATGAAAAGCATGCTAAAGAAGTAGAGAAGCAATTAAAGCTTCTTAATGACACCTTTAAGCTAGCTGGGAAGATGGCAGGCACTGGTACGCCAAGTGTGCAAAATGATGTTGGGTATGGAGCTGGTGTAGACTTAGAAAGACGCTCACAGTTTAGAACTCTTGGAGTTAGAGCTGGTGAATTTAAAAACAACTTAAAAGATTTTTTAACTCCTCGTGGATTTTTAGATAAAACTGGTCTAGCTGAACGCGGCTCTGGTGGATTAATATCAGAACATCTAGATAAAGCTGAATTTGAAAAACAAGGTTTTGTTGGAGCTGCTCATTTAAATCCATTTAAGAAAGAAGAAGAGCCTGGAAAATATTCAGGTTGGATGAACGCGTCATCAAACAATACATCTAATTCAACATCTAATTCAACATCTTTTCTTGGGGGCTCAGAAGAGTCGCAAAATGAGAATAAGTTGTTTATGGATCAACAAACAGTATTCCTTAAACAGATAGCTGAGAACACTGGAAAGATGGCTGAAGCGTTTGGATTACTAGATAAAAGTCTTAAAAAGGATGATGGCGATAAAGAAGAATCTTCTGGCCCTGGCATAGGTGATCTAATAGGTAAAGGCAAAGGAACTTTAGGTCGAGCAGGAAAAGTTTTAAGAAGAGCTGGTGGTAGTATAGCACGTGGCGCAGGCGCTGTCTTAAAAGGTGGTGCAACTTTAGGACGTGGAGTTATAGGTGCACTAGGAAGCGCTGGCGGAGCATCACTGGCTACAGGAGCTGCTTTGGTCGCAGCTCCTTTTGCAGCAGACTATGTTGCAGGCAAACTTGGTGTTGGCGGTAAAGAGATTGACACTAAACAAGATGATGCTAACTGGGAAAGAATGTCTCTATTCCAAAAAGCAGAATCTGGTCTTGGTCGTGGCATAGAAAAAGTTGGCGGACTATTTGGAGGAAACCTTGCAAATGAAGCTGCTTCAAAAAGAATTGCAACTGAAACTAAGTACTTAAACGAAAATCCAAATGGTCCTAGCTTTATAGATCGAGTTAAAGACACATTCAATCGTGGAAATTCTGGTACACTAAAAGCTCAAAATCGAGATGAAATCGTAAAAGAAAGAGCTATAAAAGCTGGCGCAATGGACGCAGCCGGCAATATAGTAAACACAGAAGCCTATAATAAAATAAGCAACAAGGTACTACAAGAAGTTAACGCTTCTGGTGATGGTGCATCTGGCACATTTAAGATAGGCACAAATAAAGCAATTGACCTACAATCAATGGCAGGTTCAAATGGAACACATAAAGAATCTAGTAAATTTGAACAAAACATTACTACTGCAAAAAGTGTATTAGGCAGCGAAACTCTCGGAGCATTATTTAGCGCTAAGGGATTAGACACTGGTAAAATAGTGTCTATTGGGTCTAAAGAAACAAACGCTAACGGTAAAGTGTCTACTGAGTATTCTAGTATTTTAGGCGAAAGAAAATCTGGTGGATTGTTTGGAAAAGATACTTATACATTAAGTAATGAGTCTACTGGGGACTACGATGTTAAGGTAGAAAAGAAAGACTATTTTAAAGTTAAAAAACTATTAGATACTGGAAAAGGTGAAGAGGCTAGAAAAGTAGCTACCGAAGCTATCTCTAAAGCTAAAGCTAAAGCTAAAGCTGCAATGAGTGATGCAATGTCATCGAGCGAAATGACCAGCAATATTATAAGTCCTGAAGAGAACAACTCTGCCACAAGTTTAAATGTTGCTCCAGCAGAAAGCTCGAAATCTGGAGAAATTATAAGTCAAGGCACTAACGACAATACAGTACTAAAGCAAGCTAGAAATGACTCTGCAAAATCTTCTAACAACACAAACGTAAGTAACACAAACGTAAGCAACAATACTCAAGTTACTAAGTATGATCTACCAACTAGAAAAGATGATGGATCACTAAATAGATATACAGGTTCTAGATTAGCTTACTGATCCAGACCACACAACATTACCATTGGACTTTAAAACGATTTTATAGTCCTCGATGTTTTGGTTGAGATACTGCGCTTGTGATTTAATAAGAGGTATAGCAGGCGCAAGCTTCTTAAGCTCTCCAACTATACGATCTTGGTACACCACATCATATACAATTGTTTTTCCATCTTCCATATTTAAAAAGGGACCTTTCGGTCCCTTTCCTTTAGTCTTCTTGAGCGATTTTCTTGAAGAAACTCATTGCATCGTCGTCTTCATCGTCTACTGGAGCAGATGAAACTTTAACAGGTGCACGTTTTTCTTGAACAACTTGACGAGCAACAGGAGCTTCATAAGCATCTGTGTCAGCATCTTGTTGAGCGGCGGTTGGAGCCGATTGACCATTCAAAACATCATTCAACTTACGAGCAAGTTCATCGTACGTCTTAAAGTTCTTTGGCTCAAGGAATTCACCAAGGCGATATTGCTTGTTGACAACTTCCAGAATTTCTTCATCAGAGTCAGCAACCGCCGATGGTTCCATAAAGACTGACTGATCATAGTTAGGATAGCCTTCAACTTTACGTTGACGCAGTTTAAAGTCTGCACCTTCCCAAAGATCAAAGACGTTTACTGGGTCTTCATCTTCAAAAGTAGGCTTAGCTTTGTCCATGATTTTGTCAAAGATTTTCTTACCGAATTGGTAGATGAAAACTTTACCTTCATTCTCGGGATGCTTAGGATCGCTTACGACAAGAATGTTTGCCATATACTTAAGCTTACGCTTTTGTTTACGTGCAACATCTTTATCAGATTCCAAGCCAGAATTCCAGAGACGAGTGTTCAACTCAGAAACAGGATCATTCTGTGCGATAGTAGTGAGGGAGTTTTCGATGTACCATTTGCCTGTAGGTCCTTGGAAACCGTGGTTCCAAACTTTAACCCAAGGCAATTCGTCAGCAGTGTGACGTGGCAAGAATCGGATTGTAGCAGTTGCGTTACCTGCTTTATCAGGGTCCAGCTTCCACATGCGTTCATCAGCGTATGATTTCTTTTCGCCTGAGCCGCCTGTAGTACCCTTTTCAAATTCTGCCGCGATTTTGCCGAAGTCAGAATTACGCATTTTACGAAGTGTAGTGATATCCATATTATTTCCTTTTGTTTACGTTGTGTTGCGAAGTATTTTCGAAGTATTCGTCAGAGTCTTCATACATTGAGTAATCATCTTCCGACCAATTATTTATAACACGCATGCCCTCACCTGTGGCATTTCGTGAATGTTTTCTCGGTTTATTTTTAATTTTTTGTTGACGATCTTGATCATCAATCTCGCGTCTATGAGCATAAGTGCGTCCCATGATTATTACATCTCTTCTTTGTACCGATTATAGATAGATTTTACCACATCTGGATTATATTTAACAAACTTTTTGACTTTTCTTATCAGCCTGAATTCATCGTTCCACAGCATAATGAGTGGCTCCCATTTGTCCAAGTAGTTTTCCAAGTCATTCAATATCACCATAGACTCAAGAGCAATCTTTTTGCCAAGATACAAGCTCAAGAGCTCGGGTGCATGATCATCAATAGAGTACAGTGCATCATATGGTTTTTTGTTGTTTTCAAGATGACGTTGAATAGTCAACATGTCGATCTCAAAAATACGTCCCATAGATTGTTTTCGTTTAATCCACACATCATAGTAATCATCTGAATCAGTAGAATAGATCACACCATTATTGCCATAAGCAAAGTTTGCTGCGAAGTACTGAATCAAATCTTTATCTTTGCTAAATTTATTAGCAAGTTTTTCGAATAATCCGCGATCATTGCGACTATCAAAAGTTGTACGTTTTCCAGTAACTCTTCCGTTCTTCTCGAAGACGTCGTACTTATCAGTCGTGAAATGAAGCTTTATTGCCATAAAATAGCGATAAGCTTGATAACCATCCATCATTTTTCCTATTAGTCTTTATCTTTACTAGAAATTTTAAGCTCTGAAGAAAGCTGAGCTTGAATCATTGCTCTTTTAAAAGAATCACGTTGCGCTTTGTCTACAATAAAGCTCATCATACGTTTTGTCGTTTTGGAAAGCTTAAAAGTTTTCCCAGGTTTCAATGCCATTTTATTCTCCGATTTCGAGGGTTGCACGTTTTGGTAGTAGATTCTCGTTAATGAGGTCTACCTCTAGTTTATCACGAAGTGATTTGTTGATAAGATGCTTAATGTCTTCAGGGTCTAGAAAGTTTTCTTTACAATATTCCAACACTGCATCTAAATGGCTCACTCTATTCTTGATTACTT